AACATCGTATAAAATGTATAGCTTTTTTTCTGTTTATTTGGAATATTTTTGCTCATTTGTTATTCTGTTTTTATTTATTAATTTTTTGCTAAATTCACGCTACACATCTTATACATAAACGTTACCTTTTACTTTATTACAAAATTTTTTATTATTTGCATTTATTTTGTTACACGATTTATAAATTAAATGTTACTATAAGTGCATTAAAATGCACCTTACGTAGTACATTAATATAAAAACTACTTAAAAAGACATATAAAGTGCATTAAAATGCACCTTGTACTTTGCCGTTAAAGGTTTTACCTATAAACAAATACATTTTTTCCTTTTAAATAATTTCATAACTCTAAGTTATTATCTGTTAGTATTTCATTTAATTTATTTATACATTCTTCAAAAGCGTCATAAGTATATGGGCTAATTTCATCTGGAGCATATTTAACCTGTGTTCTCAACCATTGCTCCATATCCCATAGGGCACTATGCATTTTAAATGCGTTATTAACTAGATTATACTCTTCTAGTTCTTCTGGTAAATTAAATTCTAATATTGCTTTCATTTTTAGGTAGTTTGTCTATTATAGCTTGTATCATTATATATAGATTAGTTACTGCTTTTTCTAATGCTACTATCCTTTGTTGTTGCGTTAACTTTTTATTTCTCATTATTTTTTCTTTTTTTACAATCTTCAAAACCTTTTAAATAACTAACAATAGAAAAGCATGCAACAGCTAATAAACAAAAAAATAAGTCTTCTAAGTTTATATAGTAAATTAACATAATGTTGTATTGTTACATTGATATACTTTTACTTTGTCATTATTTTTCCATTCATAAGACTTAATCATTATGCTTATTCTTTCTTTTATCTCTTCTATCTTTTCTTCAGATAAATGTTGTATCATTTGTTGTATTGAACCTTTATCTTGCTTTTGATTTTTTAAATCAAAGTTTTCTAATTTTAATCTAATTAATTCTTTTCTTATTTCATTAATAGTTTGATACTCTTCTGTATCATCTAAACTATTTAGCTTTTCTATTATATTTTTATACGCTAAATTCAAATATTTATTTTGCTGTCTCCAGTATTTAAAATTCTTAAGACTATGTAAAACAGTAGCATGATTTTTATTTACTGTTCTAGCAATACCATCTAAAGTTAAATTAGTAAACTCTTTCAATATGGTATAATACATAGCGCGAGCTTCTACAAATTCTCTTTTACGAGTAGGAGCTTCTACATCATATCCATACTCCATTTTAATTAGTCTTTTTATCTTTTTAATGTTATAATCTTCCATGCACATAATTTATTTTATCTATAAATTCACTTAATGTCATTACTTTAATTTCTTTTAGTGCTTTATTTATTCCTGCACAAGCCTCGTAGTCTTCTATTTCCTCATAAACTTTTAATATAGTATCTATCTCTTTTAGAGAACTACCTTCATAAACACTATTATATGTTAATTTATAAAAATATTCACTATAATGTTCCTTTGATGACGTATTCATTAAGTTCTTGTTTTTGCTTAATAAAATATGTTTCAAATATTTCAAGACCATATTCAACTTTAGCTTTACCTGATTCATAGAATTCTTTACTAACATTATAATATCCCAAATCACCTGTTCCTTTATCAATCACAAAGAAAAAGAAGTTGTCATAGTCTACATTAAATAAATTACAATAAATATAAACTTGAACATCATAACCATATTTCTTAGCACTATATGGAAAAGCTTTTAAATCTGATGTTGTTTTTAAATCAGCAACATAATCTGAACCAAGTACATCTGCTTTAGCTCTAAAAGGATAACCATTAAGTATATCAAATCCTGGTTGTTCAAATATAGCATCTCTTGTTAGTTGTTGCCAAATATCATTTTGTAGTAAAGCATCTACTGTGTACATAGCTTTGTCATATTCTTTTCTTGTAAATACAAAATTAGGACTACCAACCTCTTCTACTTTTTCTTTAAATTTTTTAGTATTAGCTGATTGTACTTCTACTATATGGCATAATGTATCTAACTTCTCTGGTTCTAACGCTGCTAAATGAATTAATCTACCTGTTTTAAATGCTCCACTATCTGATTTATAATTTAGACTTCTAGCATATTCTTTAGGTGAAGTTATCAAAGCCTTTATAGCAGAAGAACTTAAAGCATATTTCCCTAGTTCACCATAATAAAAGCTATCATCATACATTCTTTTTAATAACTCTGGTTTGTTATATACTTGTCCATTTAATAGTTGTATTTTTTCTGCTCTTCCTGCTTTAGCATGTATTGATTTAATCTCATCAACGCTTATCCAACAGGTGTCATCACCATGAAATGAACCATTTAGATTTACATGTAATGCGTGTAATTGGTCTTCTGTTTTAAACTCATAAGACTCATCTTTTATTACTACTTTAAGTCCTTGTTTTGCCCATTCTTTAAATCCTACTTTAGGAGTTGTGAATGTTACGTGTTTCCATGTGGGTTTTTTAGTTATTGTTCTCATCTTTTACAAATGTTCCGTTTATTATATTTCCAGTTCTATTGCTAATTTCGTTGTATGCATGTTCAATACAATGCTCAATACTTACACCACCTAAATGAGCAAGATTAGTAAGTACCACAACAGCATCACCAATAGCGTCAATAAACCCCTCTTTATCTCCTTTAAGTATGGCTTGTGATAGTTCTCCTGTTTCCTCATAAAGTTTAATTACTTGTGTTTTAGTGTCTCCTTTTTGGTATAAACCACGTTCGGCGGCCCATTGTCTAATCAAATCAAATTTATCCATTTTTAAATGTGCAAGTTGTTACGTCAAAGTTAGAACGACCACACAGAGGATATAAGTGTGTGTAGTATTTCTCACCTTTTTTAATTTTCTTATTTTTAAATTTAATATCCTCAGTAGCAGTATGATACTGTCTACCACAATAACCTATAACTTCTCTGTCAGGTTTTTCTATATTTATAGAGCCTATGTATTTTCCATCTTGCATGTATTCTACAAAGTAACCTATAGTTTCGTATTTAATGTTTCTATATGCATTCATAATTTTGTAATTTGATAATGCTAATATATAAATATTTTGTTAATAAAAAAATTATTTTAATTTATTATAGTGTCGTTCGTAAATATGTAAGTTCTGAACATAATGAACATAATAACCTTGTTGAGAATTTAGAGCTTTTGATACTAACTCATGTAATTTTAAAAAACAATAAGCATCATTACAAAAACCAAACCATAAATCATTACTACGCATCATAACAGTCATGTGTAATTTTTCAGAGTCTGGCGTATAATAGAACTGAATAGATAAAGTGCATGGAGTATCTTTAGAATACTCTTGGTGTTCTTTACCATCATAGATAGATAATACTGCACGGCGAGAATATTTATCTCTCTTAAGTTCTTTTATTACATATTCTAATTGATTATTTCTAGACCATTGCCAACCATAATTAGAGTTAACATAACCACGCTCGTCCATGTGATTGTACCATATTTTAGCTACTTTAGCTATTTCATTAGCATCTCTATTTTTTGATAAATACCATTGCCATTCTTTTTCAGCATAATCTTGCTTAAAGTTTCTCCATGATGTATTAACTATTTTTTCTGAAGTATCTACAATAGTAAACATTTGATTGTATAATGCTTTTGTACCATTATTACCTTTTTGTTGTGAGTCTAACTTTTCGTAATAAAACTCAAATGCGTCTGTTACTGTTTCAAATTGCCACATATATCTTCTTTTTTTATTGGATAAATAAAACCATCTTTGTCTTGAAATTTATAAACTATCGTACCATCATAACATTTACTTTTATTAATAAATTTCCCTTCTATTATAGAACCAGCAAAATTAAATTTTTTCATCTATTATTTGTTTTATTTTTTTATCAAATGTATCTTTATTCCATGAATAACTAAATATAGCTTTTCTTTGCATAGCAGCATACTCATCCAACTCTTTATCTGATAATCTTTCTATGCTTTTATAAGGTATACCTAAAGCTTTCAAATCATTCAATGATGTTAATATAATAGAACGATGTAAAGCTGCATAAATATATCTAATCCTAAACCAACCAGAACCAGAGTGTGGGTATTCAGGACAAAGTATCACCCTATATTTACCACATTCGTTATATACATCTGTTTCAGTTTCTAACTTAATAGAGTCTTTAATAGACTTTGCACCATAATAAACAACAGGCCAAGTTAGTTGCATTTTTTTAACCCATCTTCTATGGTCTACTAATGAAGCCAACATATATGCTTTCTTTTTTTCTTGTGGTTCAGGTCTTAAATCTAAGTTCCAATTCTCTACAACATAAGGTGATAGGTCAATATTGTATATATTTTTAGATTTTATAATTTTTCTTACAATATCTTTGTTACCCCAATCAAAAGCTGGAATTAAAGCATCATAAAAACCATCATTAAGATTTTGTATAACTTTTTTAGCTATGTTAATATCAAAATTAGGATTATCTACTCCGCCATAAAAATAATCACCGTTGCTCCATTTTTTACTAACTGATTTTTCTAAAGCACCTGATTTTAGCATACCACTAAAAGACTTCATATTTGAGTCTATTTTCCAATCTTCGTAAAAAACCAAGGCGTTAGGTATTTTATGTAAAGCGTATAAAGAATTAAATATGTCACCACTGTAATTGTTACTACCAAAACATCCAACACCTACAATAGCCATATCATATTGTGACAAATCATCACCCCATTTAATTTTTCTACGTTCTACTATATAACCTTGTTTTCTTAACGAATTACATATAATTGAACTATCGTCAATTCTTTTTACTCTTGCTCTTTTCCAAGCATTATCATCAGTCTGTTTTGATGTGCTTCCTGTAAATAGTATTTTTTTACTTTCCATTGTTATAATTGTTTAAAGCAGCTAAATAAGCTACAGCGTCTAATAAGTTATCTTCTTTATGATTATAAGATTGTCTAGATAGTTTCAAAGCTACAAGACACATATACATATCTTGAGCAGTTAATTGTTTACCAGTAGCACCTGAAGCTATCATGGCAGCTCTTTCCATACCTTCACTAAAAGGTCCATACATACGTTCTTTTTCTTGCGAACGCTTATTTATTATTTTATTTGCTTTTTTAAGAATATTTTTCATACAATATAAACTCTTCTAATTGTTCAATATTTTCAAATACTTCGTATATACTAACATCTCCAACAAATATGTTAATTATATTTACGTAAGGAGCTGAGCCAGGATATCCGCTCATGTCTGAATAATACATAACCATCTCTTCACCAGGGTCATATTCGTACTCTACTGTTAATGGTACATCTTTGTAAGTAATTTCTATTGTTTCCATTGTTAATTTATTTTTAACAAATATATAAAAACTTTTTAATAAAAAATATTTATTTATAAATTAATTATCACAATATTCAGTGGTTAGTAGTATTATCAAAATGAATTATATTTTAAAATATAATTAAAATCAATTATTTTTTTCTGTCTTCTTTTTTATTTAGTGTTGGTAACAGCATTGTATTCGAATTTAAGTTTCTCTAAATATATAGTTGCGTCCATAAGCTCCTCTTGTAAATGTATTAACCATTCCACAAAGCTTAAGTCATTACGTTCCATAGTGATACCATATTTAGCCTTACCTATTTTAGAACGCAAATCGTATAAAGTCTTTACGTTTTCTACTATAGCATCTTTTTTATTTTCAAATGTATTATTAGAAGTCCATTCACCAGCTTCTAATAACTCAAAGTATTTACTTACACTATCCATTTTCTCTTATTTTTCTTAATGTTTCTATTGCTCTTAATTTATCTTTACGTTCGATTTTTAATTTATCTTTAGCATATTGCTCTTCTTTTTCAAGTATTCTTGTATACATATAAACTTCATTGAGTGCATCAACTAAATTTTTTGCTTTTTGATATTTATTTTTAGAGTCTGTCTTAGCAGCACGTTCCATGATATCTATAAGTTGAGTTGCTAAATAATTATAATTAGCAAGAAATACTTGTTTTTGAAATAATGTCATAAATATTTATTATAAATTTTTTTTAAATCTAATACAATTTCTTTTACACAAGTACTACAAGAACTTAATTTTTTATTTGCACTAAATACTCTATTATAAATTTTAACAAATTCTAATTGATTTTTACGTGTCATAATATTAGTATTTCTTTGATACCAATCGTGTAAAAAATTAAATTCCCATTCGTCTAGGCATTTTGGTTTTTTATACGGTAAAAGTTTGTTTAGCTCTTCTTGTCTTTTATCACAACCACAATCTTCTCCAGCCAACCATTTAACAACCTTTTTAATACCAGTTGCTTTAGTTATTTTTTCAACAGTATCACCTATGCCTTTAGGTTCTGCTTTATAATTTTTTTTCCATTCTTTATAAGCCTTTGTACGCTTATCTCCTTTAAATTCTTTCATAATCACCGTTTAAATAATCATCATAGTCTTCACTAAAATTTTCTTTCAAATTTAATTTACATTTTTTAAGAGTATTAAATATGCTGACCCAACTTATACCTGTTTCTTTAGCTATCTTACGTATACTCATATCTGTGTCTCTATATAGTTTAAATAACTTCTGGTCATACCAATGCCAACTTTCAATATGTTCATCAATTAGATTACAAACTTTATTGTAAGCATTCTCTTGTTCAATATCAGAAAAGTTTTCTATTTGAAGATTATCTATACTAACTTTTTTTACCTTGTTTTTTGCATTGTAAAATTGATAGTATAAAGAACGTAGGGTAAAAAATATATAACCATTACTAACCTTACCATCTTTAATTATATTCTCAGGTTTTGAATATTTATATAACGTTATGTACATTTCTTGTACAATATCTTCCGCATAATCATACTCACCAAATGAGTTTATTATTTTTATCCAATTCTTATGTTGAGCTGCCACTATCTTTAACCAATTAGCCATTAGAATTTCAATAGTTCTTTTACATTAGTATTATTTGAATGTAGTATATCGACACCTAAAAATTCAAAGCCTACATTATTTCTTACCATTTTTAATCTTATTGGCTCTTCAATAGGTGTAGGTCTACCACCTGTTTCCACTTCTTTTACTTTTCTTACGTGAATATCAGAGTACATCCATTCTGATGGGTGTTGTGTATATCTATGAATAGTAAATACGTCATCTGCTCTATTACCCCATTTACCTCCACCTTCTACATCTGCCATACTTGGTGGCAAAGGCAATCCAGCATAAGGATGTTCCCTTATATGTGTCTTTCTAAGTGCATCTGTTACAGCATGAGTATTAAGCCATATAGATACTTTATTGTTTTTACAAAATAACCTAAATTCACTAGCTACTTCGTAATCATATTCATGTGAGTTTATACCTCTTAAAAGATTTCTGTCTTTATTTAAAGAATTATATGGGTCAATTAAAAGTCCATGATAATCAAAATCTTTTTTAACTAGCTTAGCTTCATCTAAAAGTTTTTTGTAAGTATATGCATCTGATACATCAATTATTTTAAAGTATTCATTAATCCATTCAAGATTTTCTTGTATTTCATTATCAGTCATCTTAGTAATTGGTTTACCTGACTTAAATTCAATTATTTTTCTTGCAATACTTTGCGGTGTATTCTCAGCAGAAAATATAAGCCATTTAATTTTATGCTTAATAGTGTAAAGCAACATCATATATATTATAACGGTTGTCTTACCTACATTAGCGTGACCTATAATTATATTAAAATTGCCTTGCTTAAATCTTAAATGCTCATCTATTTCTGGCACATCAATCTTTAGTCCTTCTTTTACTCGACCGTATTTTATATCAAGTATATTTTGTTTTAAGTTGTTTATTTCAGCTAACATAAAAAAAAAGGGGAGCATTAACTCCCCATAAAATTAAAAGTCTAACAAATCGTCTATATTATTTCTTTGTGGGTTTTGTTCTGCGTTGGTTACTTGCTCAATCTTTTCAGCGCTTACAATTTTACCATCATTCCAAACAACCTTACCATTTCCAATATATGTTCTATTTGCTTTTGCTTCTCTTTCCTCTTTAGTTTGAGAGTGATACACACTTGCGTTTTGTCCATATTGGTTTGTTTCGTCGCTTATTGCCACAATTACATTTAACCATTTGTTGTCATTTACTTTTGTTTTATCAATCTTTGATAAATCCAAACTTACGTTTACTAATACTGCCATTTTAACTTAATTTTAATAATTCTTCTTTAACTGTTTTACTTATTTTATATTTACTTTGAATTGTTTCAATTTTACCACCATTTTTTAGATATTCTATTGCTTTACTAAATTCTGGTGTATTTATATTTAACCATTTTTTATTGTCTTTTACTTCATTTACAGTAGCATTAGCATCATCATCTTCTGCTTGTAAAGCTAATAAAGATTGTAATGTATAACGTCTATAATAAGTAATTGCACTACCAAGTTTTTGAGGGTCAGATATTTCAGGTAAAAACATAGAAGACTCTACGCTTCCACCATTTGTGTCAATTATAACACTTTTGACCATACCATCTTGGATAGGTTGTAATAATAATAAGTCTTGTTTTTGCAATAAAGGCATTACTTGCTTAAGTAGCGAGTTAATATCAAAATACTTAGAATTGTAAAATGGATTGGTTGTTTCTTTGCTGATTACACCAATCTCTTTCTGAACTTTAAAAAGCTTATTATATATATTAGTTTCCATTTTCTAATACTTCAAGTTGTGCTAATAAAAATTCATTTTTCTTAGAAAGTCTTTCGACTTCTTGTTCTAACGCTTTTATTCTAGCGTTATTTAATCTAATTAAATCTTCTGAGTGTGTCATATTATCTATTTTTAAGTTGTTATTTAATTATCCAAAAATAAGTCATAAGGACTGCATACGTTAGTAAAAAATTTAATATCTGCCCAAATACCAAAAGGCATGTCCCTTACAAATTCTGTGTTTTCTAAACAAGTCATAATACCACCTACAAGTGTTGGGTATTCAATATTGTTTTTTTCTAAAATTCTACTGTACTCTGGTTTTAATTTTTTTGATAGTGTCATTTTGTTTGTTTTTTAAATTATTTTTTTACAAATATATAAAAACTTTTTAATAAAAAAAACCGATAATAAAAAATTACCGGCTTTTCTCAAATTAAAACAACAAAAAGAATCAAGAAAGTCTCTTAACTATAATTTTATAATGCTCAATTTTGTCTAATAAATCTTGATTTGATAGTTTAACAATTTGCTTTGAAGCTTGGTTTAATTCTGTTGCTGTATCTTTTCCATATTGTTTATCTAAATTTAGACCAAATATATATTGTTCACCATATCTAAATACATTACATGCAGAACATTGAACTTGACAATTTACTTCATCCCATCTTGTTGCATAATGCTTTCTACTTTGAAAATGTCCACATTGCAATTTTTTCCAATTGTCTGTTTTTCCGCATGTAAAACATTCTGTATTCCCATGTGCATCAGCATTCCGTAACCGTATGTATTGGCTAAAGACCTCATCTAATTTTTTTATTATATTTTTTCTAGATTGTTTTTTCAATTAACATTGATTTACAAGAAGCATATCACCTAAGTCTCTATCTAAAGTTTTTATAGCTCTATAAATTACTCTAGATTTTTTCTTAGTTTCATTTATTTCTGTCTTAGTAGAATCACTACCTAAATTAGTATACATAACAGCATCTATTTCTAGAAGTCTATTTATTTTATCTTTATTTGAAATTGTTTTGTACTTAAGAATTTTATCAATCATATAATCAATCATTTTAGTAAATATAATAAATTAGAATTAAATAATAAATATAATAAATATAATATATATATAATTAAATAATAAATATAATATATTAGAATTAAATAATAAATATAATATATATATAATTAAATAATAAATATAATATATATAATTAAATAATAAATATAATATATTAGAATTAAAAAGAAAAAAGTCAGGCAAAAAAGAAAAAAATTAATTATCTGTTCCAACAGCCGTCCAACTTTATTAGGTTGCTGAAGTTTTTTTTGTAAAATTATAAAAAAATATATTTATCAAAACAAAAACTTATTGACTATTTTTTTTACCTTTTTCCCAAGTTCTACCAACAAAATAAGCACCATAAACGGTAACTAATAATGTTTGAAATATAGGTATATATTCTTTTTGTATTTTAAATTTACCTATGTTACCATCAGTAAAAGCTAATAGTGTAAACATAGCAGTAAGAAATACCATTATTATTGGTCTTATATTTTTAGACAAGAAAGAATCAGATTGCATATCAAACTTCCATCTTTCAGTTACTTGCTCTTGTGCATCTTTATCTGCTTTCTCAAGCATCTCCTGAACCATTCTCTTAGCTTCTAAGCGTTCTTCTTCTGTTGTAGTAAGGTTGTCTATTATTTTTCCAATATCTTTAACTAGACCCCCTGAGATGAATTGTAGTATCTTTTTCATTAGTATGTCCAAATTACGTCTTGCACTTTGTCAGAATCTAAATCAACATGAATAAAAGTCTTTGCTATTCCTATTCTGCTAAAACCTACATCTAAAAGGCAATTAATTAAATCAAATCTATCTTTACTATTTGTACAAGCTATGTCTACTGCAAGTCCTTTTATATGGCTACTTCCTTTTACACCTCCTATTGCTTTATTATGTTCTATTGTTCTGTAACCGCTTGTTATGTGCATAGGTTTATTAAACTTATAACGTACATCGTCTAACATTTTAAGTAATGTCTTGTCCATCATTTGCCCACTACCTTGTGCATCAGGACTATCAAACTCGCTATAACTAAAGTACTTCATTATTTATTTTTTCTTGTTTCGTACCACTTCTGTATTGTATAACCGATTGATGCAATAAGCAACATAATTTTCAATGTATTCTCAATTTGTGTAAAGCTAATCGCTAATGCACTTATATTCAATCCGTATATTTTTAAATCGGTTAAGTTCATTTTATTTGTTTTCTAAAATTTATAATCTCGTTGCAAACGCTTCTATTTTTTATAATGATATTCTTTATCTTCTACCTTATTATTGTTGCTATATTTTTCCTTTTTTAAATTTTTATCCAGAAAATTCAACAACAATTTTACATTATTTTTTTTTGGTTTATAGCCTAAAGTACCCATCCTTCAAAATTTGCGTTTTTATCTGGATATATATCCTCGTTACTATTTGAATTATATTCTGGATATGTGCTTTGATTAAAACTCATATAAGAAATAAATCTATCAGTATAATATTGTGCAAGGTTTCTAGATTTTTCAATTAAAAAATCAACCTCTTCTTTATTTACATTTTCAGAGTTTTCAGCACTATGTTTATAAACACCTTTATTAGCTATGCTATAACTAGCAAAAGGTAGATATTCTACCATAGACCAATGAATAACCATCGGTTTTATATATGTATCAACTAACATTAGATAATCACCAGTCAAAGTATCATTAATAATATCTGTGCTAATTCTATTAAATAAATCTGAGCCAAGATAATTTTGTATATGAATATCTTGTGCAATTTTTACAAATTGAATAAATTTATCAGTATCAACATTACCGTTCACGGCAGTGTATTTAACCAAATCGTTACGTGTTATAAATAGTGCCTGTGCCATTACTTAAGCCAATTTGGGTGATGTCCATTATTAGGCATATCTTTAGGTGCCTCACGAGCATCCTTGTAGCCTCTAGGTGTTGGTTTATATGTCTTAGGAATATCATCAACCTCATTATAGTTTTTGATATCCTTTTTCATTGTTTTCGATTTTAGTCTATAAAGTACCTCTTCCCAAATGTGTCCACATTGAGGTCCTCCTTTATATCTAAATAAGTCATAAGCTTTTCCTTTATGTCCAAAAGATTTATTTACACCAGAATTACTAGCTTTATCAATATCTTCTATCCTATAAACTATATTACGACTTGTTCTAGCCATCATAATACGACAAAATTGTCTAGAATTATCTGAGCTATATTTAGCAGCATATCTATAACGTACCTTATATAAAGATTTATCTAAATAACTAAAACCACTTTTCTTAGAATCAATTGATTTTTTTTCTAAGTTTTCTTGCTTTGACTCAATTAAACTATTAGCCCAATCTTCAATGTCTTCGTTGTCTTCTGATTGTTCTCTTGCATCTACCTCTTCCCAACGATTAGAAATTGTTTCTCCTCTTAGTTCGTCTAAAAGAATATCAAAATCCTCATCAGATAAATCTTCTTTAGCCATTTTCACTCCAGTTTCCTCTTCTCGTTGCTCTTCATTTACAATATCTTCAGTGTCTGTAAACTCTAAAGGTTGTAATGTTCTAAAATATAAATTAAGCGAAATACCGTTAACTGATAACACAGCATCAAAACAATCAGTTAATAATTCTTGGTATGGCTTAATAACTATATTGTCAAATAACAATGTTGCTGTTTTAATTTCCTCAGCATTATTACCTAAGCCAGAGTTTCCATCTTTAACACCAATTAAAAGTGGTGATGTTATTCTATGTGATATAATTAACTTTTTAACACATTCATTAGATAAATACTCATAATGTTGAGGCGCGTCGTTAAGTGGTATATCATCTACTGTTGTTTTAGACTCTGCATTATTATTGAATGCTACAATCACTTTTTCACCACGTGAACCAGTTAATTTACCTAATACATCATCTTTTACTTGTAATTGCTTTTCTCTATCTGGAATACCATTGTTAAAGTTAACTACCTTTGTACCAGAAAATCCACATTGCACTTCATTGATTAAATAGTCAGCAATTTCCTCTTCTAGTTCTGCATAAGCCAATCCACCTTGATAATCTACAGGTGCATAATAGTCAAATCCAGATACATATCTTTTTATAATTTTTATCTCTGACTCTTTACCATTACCAAAACCAAATGCAGGTATTCTTTTAGGTTGCTCTGAGGGCTTTATTTTATCCCAATTATAGTGATAGTAATAAGCTTCAATTTCGCCATTCTCGTTACATTTTTCAGCACGTAATGTTTGACGTGGAAAATGTTCAGCTTTATATACTTTACCGTTTTTATATATGATTTGCATTGAACCTTCACCGAGTAGTTTAAGGTCTAATACTGTTTTTCTAACATCGTCTTTAGAAAATATAGACTTCATTTGAGCATACTCATCTGGTTTTTTAGAAGAGTTTGTAGCGTCAAGTCCTTTACCATAAATCATATTCACAACACCATTTATAATAGCATTGTTTGTAGCAGAACCATTATAGCGATCAATAATATACTGATAGTAATTGTTGTCAACACCATAATTAACCCATTCCTTGTTTTTACTTTCAGTAATTTCAGGACGGTTATATGCAGCTAAGTTTAATATATGTAAATTGTTCATATTATTATAAATTCGTTGTCGCTAGAATGTTCTGTATAAGTGTTATAGTTTACACTAAAATCACCTATTATTTGGTCAGTACAAAAAACTTTATCTTTAAAAATAACATTACTACCTTCTTTTACTTCTAAAATATAAAATGAACTTTCTTTCAATGTTGTTTCAAAATCACAAGCCATATCATAATAATACCTATTTTGACTTAATGATGTTGTATCTGTATATACTTTACCAGTTGTTTCACTAGTTAAAGAAGTAGTAACACTTGATAATGCTTTGCTTACACATTGTAAACTTTCTACCACACCACCGTTAGCTTTAACTCTATCTGAATAATAATTTACTAAATATAATGTAGCGCTATTTCTTGGTATTATATTAAATATTTTAGTACCGTTTGTTCCTATTGTCAACATATATATATAATAAAAAAATAATGTTTTTGTTATTTTATCTCAATAAAAAAGGGGCAATAAAGCCCCTTAAATATTTAAGTAAATTAGTTGTTAAAAGTCTGACCCAGATGTAATAGTTAATGCAGTACTGCCAACTGTAATAGTATTACCGCTAACATTGTCAATAGTGATAAAGTTAGCAGGCAAAGTTTCTTGACCAGAAAAAGTAAGAGTATATCCACTTAAATCAGCCATTGCAGCTCCAGTTACAATAGTTCCACCGGTTACTTCAGCTCCATTTTCACGACCTACTAAGAAATAATTGTCGTTATAGTCACGAACAATAATCTGAGGACGGCCATAAGCTAATAATTTAACTTCTTTATTATCTGCCTGAGATAGTTTTTTAAGTGTTAAATTCAATGTTTGCTCAAAGTAAGTAGTACCATTTTCTCTAGAGCTTGTAATTGCTTGTTCAAAAGACGAATTGCCTTTTAAATCATATTTATAAACAGTAACGGAAGTTGAGTCGAACTCAATAATTTCATCATTTATACCAAGATTAGAATTAGCAGCGTTTAAATCACCGAAGTCTGCAAAGTAAACTTCTTTAAGACCACCAACACTATCCTTACATGGTTCAATTCTACCTTTAGTTAATTCGCAAGCCATAGTTTATGTTTTTATTAAAAAAGGGTAAGAAGGTTTTAACCTAACCTACCCCCTTTTATGTTAGTTAATTATTATAGAGTTTGTAGTACCAAATCGCTACCAATACCATATTGTACACCAGCAGTGAATCGCATTACAATTCTTACGTTTTGTGAACCGTCGATGTCAGCCATATCAATAACTTTCACCTCGTTATGGTCAGCCAATAGACCAGTTCCGAAGTAAAGGTTAGATGCTTCACCAGCTATAATGTGGTTAGCAGGCATTCCAGGTGCATGTTGGATTTTTATACCTTCAAAAGAAAGTGCATTACCCATATTGTACCATTGTTGTCCTTTTGCATCAGTACCAGCAGCACCTTGTCCATTAGATGAGAATCCACCAAGTGCACGAACATAAGCTTGAAGAGCTACAGTAGGTACATAAATAGTTAAATCTTCTTTACCATAAACAGCAGCAGGAATAGCATCAACTACATTTCCAAGTAAAGTTACGATGTTGCTTGAAGTATAAGAAGTTTCAGAACCGATAGCAGCGTCATTTACATCTCCATCAGCAGCCATAAGTACAGTAAAACCATCAAATTCTCCAGTAGTAGCATTTACACCAGCCCAGATATTTTGCTCAGTTTTTTCAGCTACTTTAGCAGCAACATGTCCAATTAAGAAATCAGCAAATGAAGGTGGTAGGTTATCAAATGCAGAATATCCCATTTGTACAGCTTCCCAATCAGAACGGAAGTCCTTCTTACAAAGTTCCAAATTTACTTGGAATTCCTCTGGTTGAAGGATACGCTCAGTTAAGGTAATAGCATTAGAAGTTTCAGTAAAGTCACAACTACCATTAGCAATGATATTAGTAGAAGCAACCTTCTTTACAACCTCTTTAAATTTAACATTAGGCTTAATAGTGATAGCACCTTCAGCCAAAGTTTTACCGCTAAGTAAGGCAGCAGAGATATATTTCCCAGCAAACTCACCAGCGTAAGTTGAAGTGATACTGGCAACAGAGCCAGTCAAGTTTACATTGTGGTTACTCATTTTTTATTTATTTAGATTATTAAATACTCTATCTATTGTTGAAAATCCTCGCTTTTGTGCGAACAAATTCATTTTCTTTTCTACCGATGCTTCTGGAGAGTGTGATACTTTTTGTATTGGCTCTTCAGATAATTCAGTTTTTTCTTGTGCAGCAAGCTCTTCATTAATTTTGTTACCCATATCATCAGCACTCATCTCTTCTTTAGGTTCAATCATTGCTTTAATTTCTTCAATCATTGAAATAACTTCTGCTAATTCTTCTTTAGTAACATATTTAGCTTCTACTTCTTCTTCAGCAGCTTCTACTTCTTCTTCAGCTGGCTCTTCCTCTTCAGCTTCAGCTTCTTTAATTTCACCAATAATACCTTCTTCAGTTACTATTAAAATTTTTCCATCTTCTAATTCGTATTCACCAACTGGTAAAGCTACTTTTTCGTCTTCTGTAACAATAAACACTTCATTGTCAGCTTCAAAAGCTTCAGCCTCTAAAATTGTTCCATTTTCGAGCTTCATTTGCTCAAGCTCTATTTTAACTTCCATTCCTAGAAGTTCTTTTACTTGTGTTAACATATCATTCGCTTTCATTATATTATATATTTGTAGCAGTTATTACAATTCTATTTAAGTCCGAATATGCTTTACTTAAAGTATTGTAAGCATCCTTAATTTGTTCTTTTCTAGAGTCAAGTGGTGCTGTTGAAATTCCAGCTCCCTGCATATCTTTTATAAGTTTGTCAATTTCACTACCAGCTCTTAGTAATTTTTGTTGGTCAACTTCTATTTCTTTTAAAACTGGCTTAACTTCATTAACCGCTTTAGACAATTCTTTTCTAGCACTATCTATTTTGCTTTCCATTCTGTCTCTAAATTTTAAAGCAAGTTTTGCATCGATAATAATTCTTTGAGCATCTTGCAAAGACAACTCTACTTTTTCAGTATATAGCTCTGTTTTTTCTTCTTTAAACTTCTTAAAGATTTTTTTTACTTCTGGGTTCATAATAATATAATAATTTAATTTTTATTTGTTATATTTTCAATTGTAAATATATATAATATTTTATTAATAATTAAATTTTACCAATACCTTGAGCTTGGTAACTACCATCACAGCATTTACGTGAATAAGTTTTTCCATCTTTACATAAACAAGCACGTTTGTTTGTTTTAGGACTTGAATAAAATCTTTTAAATCTATCGTATAATTTTCTCATCTTCCTTGTCCTCTATATTTTTGTTTATAACCTGATTGTCCTTTGCTAGCGTTTTTACTATGTACACCTGGTCTTTTAGAACTACTTGATTGTATGTAATTATTTATGATTTTTTTATTCATCTATCCCAAGTTCTTTTAATTTACTTTCAGCCCAACGTTTACCAGCTTTACCACCCCAAAGTAAATAACTTATAGTACCACATGCTTTAGTATCACCTTCATCGTAATAAGTTTCTGCTCTAGACAAATAACTATACATACGTTTTATGGTTTGTACACTAATAGGTTTTCCTTGTGCTAATTGTTGTGCACGTACTTTTCCTACTTGAGTAGCACATTTATTATTAACCTTCTCGTTCATTTCAAGACCTCTCTTGGCATTATTTTTAACACTAGATGGGTAATCACTATAAGACTCTAATTCCATTGTCTGGCCTTTCTTATAACGTTTATCTTTTTTAATAATACCTTTAATAGTAGCTAATAAGTATTCTGCTTCCTCATTTTCTATCTCTGCTAATTGGTCTTTTATTGATTTATCTTGTGGTCTTTCTATTTTGTCTGCAAAATAACCTTCTATAGAAAATCCTTTTACTTTTCCAGCTTTTACTTCTTGCCAAACCTTATCGTTGTTTACTTTCATTGATACCATCCATGTTCCTATTGGAACGTTTAAATCGTATTTACGTGATTTATCTTTTTCATTATCTTCAACAAGCCAAGACTCTACAACACTCATTCCTTGTAAAGGGATTTGATGTTCAAATGTAGAATTATTTTGTTTACCACGCATTAAAAATAACTCACTAGCTTTTTTAACAGTATTTTTAGAAAAATATATATAATATTCTTTATCACGACTTTTACGATAAATAGGCTTATTAGGTATAAGTGCAGGTCCCATTAAAATACGTTTTTCAGTATCTACTTCAGCCAACTTAAATTCTTGATTCTTTAAAGCTACGAAATCCTCTTCAATTGCTGGATTTTCAACTACTGATATCGCATCAATTCCAGAAAATTCGTTTTCGTCTTCTATAAATAATTCTATGATGTTCATGTTATTATAATAATTTATTTTTTATTTTGTTATTAAATTGACGCACCTTCTACTATATTACGATCTAATGACTGTGCTGATGTTACATCATTTGATACTACGTATGCTCTAATAGGTTGTTTTTCTTGTCCTCCTATAGCTTCGGCTAATTGATTTGTTTCACTTGACCCGACAATATTAAATGCAGGAGGCTGTGGACTTGCTGACGCACCACCAGAACTTGATATTCTTGGTGAGTTAACACTTGGCGATGAACCACCTCCTTTAACTGTTTTTAATACATTTTTAGCTTTACCAACCGCACCTAATACCGCGGCTATTTGTGTAGCATAGAAAATAGGAAACGAAAATGCAGCTGCTGGACCTGTGCCTTTTGCTGCTTTTTGAGCAATATCTAAACCTTGAACATATCCTGTAGCTGTATTAATAGCAATATCCGCTAAAGCTGCTGTTTTAGCTGCTGCTGTACCCTCTTTAAATAAACCGCCTATTTGACCGATTGCATTACCAATTCCTTTTAGTGTATCTAATGTTGATTGTTTTCTAGCTTCATTAATAAGTATTTCATCTGCTGCCTTTTTTCTAGAAATTTCTAGTTCTTCTGCTGCTATTTCTTTTTGCCTTGTAATGCTTGTTTGTCTTGATTGCTCTAAAAATTCATTTAAAGCTATTTGTGCATCAATCTTCGCTTGTGTACCAGTAGCCGCATTATTTACAATATCTTGAAGTCTTTTTGTTTCTAT